TTCTAGCTAATTTAATGCGTTCACAGTTCATATCTGTAATAGTGATGCCTGTACTAAATCCAATAACATTTGATTGAATTGCACCAGATACACCAGATTTACAAATATCAGAATTAACTATATTGATTGCAGGGGAATTAGCAGTAGGGGGTGTGTTATTAACAACAGTAGAACTAACAGTATTTGTTTCAGCTTTAATATCTGTGAATGTTGCTACAACAGTAAATAGAAACAAAATTGATATTAATAATTTCATTATCTAACGAGCTGTATTAGGAACTCCATTGCTATCAACAAATGTATGACCAATTGCCATGTAAATGTATGTGCCACCAGATGCGTTATCTCTAGCATTACTGGTTGTTAATTTAAAACCATTACTTACAAAATCTAAATTATCAGTTGGGTCATCATATTCACCATTTGATAAATTTGCTGAAATCATTTTACCTACACCATTAAAAGAATCTCTTTTATTATCAAATATAATCCAATTATCCGCACTATCAGTTCTTTTAATCATCACCCAAGCAGGTTTAAACCCTGTATAAATAAATGTTCCGTCTGTGCTTCCATTACCTGTATAAGAGCCCATTTTAGAGTAGCCTTCTATTTCTGCGAAAACATAAGCAATTATATCTCCTTGATTTGCTCCCATAGAACTTCTAAAAGTTGTTGTTGTAAAGGCATTTGCTGTAGTAGCCCCAAAAGCATTAGTGGTATTCAAAAAAGAATAATCATCTGTTCCATCAATAGCAGTGGTTATAAATGCCCAATTCGTACCACTTGTATCTCTATCTTTTTCTATTAATACTTTAGGAGTTTTACCTAATCCATGTCCTACTGTGGTTACTGAATTACCATCTCTTGTATACTTAACTATACTAAATCCTGCGGTTTGATTGGCTGATACTGTACTAGCATTTATACCATCAGTATTAGAAGCAGTAGAACCAGATGCTTTCCAGTTCCATGCTACATAGGTATCACCATTTCCATTTAAACTTCCTGCATTATTCTCTAATGTAAATCCGTCACTATCAAATGAGGTAAAATAACTTGTATAATTACCCTCTGCATCTGATACATTTGAATGAAGTACATTTCCTGCACCTCTATTAGAATCAAATAGGTTGTGATAAGTAGTGCTATTTCTTTCTTTAATCCAAGTCCAATCTGGTTGAAATCCAACACCTGTTATATTTCTAGCACCACCAGAATTTCCGTCACCTGTATAAAGAATACTATTAAAATACTGACTACCATCATCAATCGTAGGGGATAATGCAGTTGCTAGGTTTTGAGTACATAGTGCAAGATAGCCACTAGGGGGTGCATAATAGAAGTCACCATAGCCATTAGCATCAGAATTATTTTGTGCAGTTTTATTTCCAGCAAAGGAACTGTCTTGTCCGAAATTTACGACAATAGTATTTAAATAACCTGTTCCATAACTAAAACCCCAACCTAGTGATGAATCTATTCCACTAAACGCCTGTCCTTGACTAGAGTTATTTTTATAAAATGATAAAGTTCCGTTATCTAAATCTAATGCAACTCCTATAATATCATTAGCTCCATAACTGCTACCATAAGATGAACTTGAATTGTTATGTATTTTTAATCCACTTCCATAAGAGTCGTAGCCATAACCATTAGCAGTTTTTCCAGGGTATGCACCAATATCTAAACCAGACCTTTGAATACCTAAAACACCTCCGTCATTACCACTAGACACATAAAAAACTTCCCAATACCATTTTCCAGATGTAGGAAATATCGTACCCTCTGTTTGATAAAAAACAGACTGGTCAGGATTATTAAATTTTAAATTACCTTCTTGAAGTGTTCCATTATTTCCATTACTACCAATAGCACCTCTGGTACTATTTAAAGTACAAAAGTTGTTAGTAGGTGTATCTGTTGTTTGGTCTGTAGATGCTAAATTAGTTGCAGTGAAGTCATTATCATTACCAGAGAAATCTTCTCCAAAATTTGATGAGTTTGAAAAGTCAAGTTTAAACCCATTAGAGCCATAGCTTCCGTCATAATCTTTTGGTTTCCATATACCTGAAGTAGAATCAAATTCACCGAAGTCTGTAGGTGCTTTTGCAGTTCCGTCAATGAAATGTGTTTCTGCTAAATATCCGTCAAACGCTTGGTCATCATTCCAAGTATTTGTTGATACTTGATATTCTTGTCCACTTACCCCAAAAGAAGTATCATAATTTTGTGTTGGATATGTAGTACCTGCTAGTGAGGTTTCTAAACTTCCATTTGTATAAATTTTTACTCTATCTGATGCAGTTGATTGTGTAGTGTCTACCACTACAACTATATGATACCAAGCACTAACATCTCTATACACCCTGTTTGTTCTTACAGTAAAGGCATTGTCATTAAATCTAATGTCTAAAGTATCATCACTATTAATTCTTACTGCATCAAAACTTGATTGAGGTGAGTTAGCAAAAACATATTGAAAACTTCCAAGATTACCTCTTTTTAACCAAGTAGAAAAAGTAAATATTCTTCTACTTGTACCTGTAGCCATAGTCCTAGTTAAACGAGCATCATCATCATCATTAAATCTTAGGGAATTATCAATGCTATAACCTGCACTAACTGCACTGTTCCCACCTAGAATTGGGAATGTCATTATATCACCTCTGGGAAACTAGCTAATGGTCTTGAGGTTGTATCTGTATCTTCGTCATACACCCAAGTGAATAAAGTTTTTAAAGCATCAACATCAGAACAGGCATTTATTTGTGTTTCCATTTCATTAGACTTTGCTCTTACATTAGTTCTGTAAGTTGCAACATCACTTGGAACATCATAATCAGATACTTCAGTTGCTTTGACTACATGCCAATCTGTAGGGGATAGAAGTCCACTTGCTTGTGCTTTAATCTTGGCAATCTCTAATCCTTTTAATCCGTATTGTTTGACATCACCGACTGCTTTGTCACTAGGGATTTCATCACCTTCTACAAATAAAACATCATCTAAAGGTTTTGCAGTGGCAGTTCCATAACTTCCAGTGACAGTACCACTAGAATAGGCATAACTAACATCAGTATTGATATAGTAAGCTTCATCTTTTTGATTAGTTGTGTCCATGACGACTTCATATATGCCAATCGCTTCCCTTTCAGCGTTTGTCCATAATGAAAAAATTGTTTTAGGATATTGATTATCACCAATGGTTATTCCTTTGCTTGAGTTTACTATTTTAACAAAAGCATTATCTTGTACTAAAGCAAACATTATCCGATATTTAAAGACCTTCCTACTTCTAATAAGTTAGTGCCATCTGATTTAAAGATGATTATATCTTTAGCTGATGCAGTGGTTGTTAGTGTGGGTGCGGTTGCACCTGTGAATTTATATGCTGAATTAAATGTTAAAGTTCTGCTACCTGTTCCGTCTTGAATAATAGCTAGAGAATAAAATGCTCCTGCTTGTTGATTGGTAGGTGCGTTTAAAGTTCTATTACCTGCAAGAGTGACTTTGGCTACTTGTTCAGTAGATAAATTCCAATCTATTGTTGCTCCGTCTGTTAATGTTTGCTCTGCAAAATATCCCTTCTTAGCAAATAAGATATTGCTATCAGATAGGGTTAAGACTGTTCCTGTAGCTGATGTAGATAATCCTGTGATTGATACGGAACTATCTAACCAATCTACTGTGTTTGCTGAATAATCAATAGTGGCTAATGATATGTTATCTGCTCCATCATAAAATTTTAATGTGGGGTTTGTAGCGTTAGTAGTATCTAGCCAGATAGTACCTGCTACTGCTCCACTAGGTGTGGAACTACCTGAATGTGTAGAATTAATTGCTGATAATGCATTGTTTATATCGCTTCTTGTAGCAGGGAAACCCTGATTGGCGATATTCATATCGTGTTGTGCCATAACTTCTTTTTAATGCCCTTTCGCTATATAGTCAAATGTTTTACTAATTGCAGTGCCACCTGAATTTTTAAATGTAATACTAAATCCACTAGTTGACTTAGATGTTATCTCATAAAAATCACCTGTTGCCAACCCTTGTGCTGAAACACCAATAGCAGGTGTTGAAATAAACACAGGTGAGAATGTGATAGCTTTTGTTCCTGCACCTGATGCTACATCATTCTCAGATATTAAACGTTCAATCATATCTGCATCTACGGATAGTGCTGATACTACAGGAGTTGCGGAGTTATCTAAACTCTGCATGATTAATCTAAATTTAAAATACCTAGCTGAGTAATCACCTACATTGAAATTTCTAAATGATGTGTAAGTGATATTATCTGTAGATGTAGCAATCTCTAAATGACTAGATGCGTTTACAGATGCGTCACCATCAAAGTTAGATGCTTGGTCATCAAATAGTCCTGCTACGTTATCAAACAATCTATCTCTATCATCTGTAGTTTGGGTAATATTTCCTGTTAGTCTAGTTGTCTGTGTACTTCCTAAATCTATAATATTAGCAAATTCATATG